AGGAAAGAGGGGGAGATTTATAGAGGATTCTATTAAAAAGGAAATAGAGCGCCTTAGAGATACTGATGAGCAATATTGGCAGATATATGGGTTAGGGGAAAGAGCAGCTAGTAGGAGTACTATATTTAAGTATGCTGAGGTAAACAAAATACCTGAGTTTGCACAACTTGTAGCATACGGTATGGACTTTGGTTACACTAATGACCCAACAACTTTAGTATCTGTTTACATTGATAAGTTTGATTTGTATATTAAAGAACATTTATATAGAACGCAAATGACAACGCAAGACATCAATGTGTTTTTAAAAGATGAACAACTAACATCCAAACCTATATATGCTGATAGTGCAGAGCCGAGGTTAATAAGCGAACTTAGAAAGATGGGGCATAATATATTTGGAAGTATTAAAGGCAGGGATTCTATAAACGCAGGTATTGATTTATTAAAAAGATATAAGATACATATATTAGCTGCCTCATCAAATGCTATATCTGAATTTAGAAACTATAAATGGAAAGAAGATAAATCAGGCAGGTTAATTAATATTCCTGAAGATAAAAACAATCATATCATTGACCCCTGTCGTTATGCGACATACTCTATATTGTCAAGACCTAACTTCGGTAAATACACCTTACATTAAAAAAACTTATAAAATATTTTGTTTATAACTATATTTGTTTTATATTTGAATAAAATTACAAAACAATGTTTGAAATACACGGATACACAAAAGATTATTACATTCAAGGTAAATTTGTTGGTTACTTAAAAATATCAACACCTGACAGAGATGTTATGGGTTATTCAGGTAGGGTTAAAGAAACTTTACAAGAAGATACTATTATCAGAAAAAAAACTTACAAAAAGGGTACAGAAGTTATTACAGAAGTTTCCCCTATTTGTGGTAAGCTAAAAGGTACTTGGCAAGAAAAAATTAATATATTAGTTAATTCAAGACAAAATTTTACAAGATGAGAAAACTAGACAGATACAAACAAAACCTTTCTATACAAGGAAACAAAGTATGGAGTTACACTACTCACGTAGCCACGATAGATGGCGATAAATTAATCCAATTAGGATGGTGGTCAATGACTACTCAAAAGCATATTAACTATGTTGCTAAAGAGTTTGGATTAAATTTAATTAAATGAGCAGATTATTTAAATCTAAAAAACAAAACTTAAAAGACTTAGAGTTTTATGGGCATATAGATGCTGCTATTAATTTAGTTAAAAAATGGAAACAACAAAGTCCAAACAATAAAGAGATAAATTTAATGTCTGATTCATTAGTTGGTATATTCTTTTGGGCTAACACTATGGAACAAGAAGTTAGGGTTCACGATGAAATAGTAAGTCAATACAGGGAAGATAGAAATAAGGCTAGATTAGAATTACAAGAGATAAAAAACAAATACGAACATTTAAAAAAATTAGAATTATGAAAGTAAAGGGAGATTATAATGTTGATGAGGCAAATTATAATTTAAATATTTCTTATGAGTATTATTGGGATGATGGAAGTTATTTCAATCCACCTGAAAGCGATTTGGAAATATTAGATGTTACATTAAACGGAATAGATATAACTGATTTTTATTGGGATTGGGTTGATGATGCAATACATTCACAAGTCTGGGAATATGCACAAGAAAATAAATATGAATAAAATGTTGTAGTATTTAGGTTAGTTACAATATAGATAGGGTGGTCAGAAATGGCTGCCCTTTTTTTATTATCTTAGTATATTATAAAATACACTTTTAAATACGTTATATATATATGAAACTGAAAATTGAAATACCTAACTCGCTTGATGATATCACACTATCACAATACAAACGATTTATTAAGGTTCAGGAACAAACTAAAAACGACAGATTACTAAACGCTAAAATGATAGAAATATTTTGTTCTACTAAATTAGAAAATGTAATGAGGCTTAAACTATCTGATACAGAAGAAATTGTAGGAGTTTTAAATAAAATGTTTGAACAAAAGCCTGATTTAATTAAAGGTTTTAATATTAATAATATTGACTTCGGTTTTCATCCTCAACTAGATAATTTAACTCTAGGAGAATACATTGACCTAGATACATACATAGGGGATTGGGATAATATGGAAAGAGCAATGAATGTTTTATACAGACCAATAACTACAAAACTAAAAGAGCAATATACTATTGTAGATTATAACTCAGACTTAAATCCATCTATTATGCATATGCCTATGAGTGCAGTTCTTTCTTCAATTTTTTTTTTGTGGAATTTAGGGCTAGACTTATCGAAACTTATGACGAACTCTTTGCAGGACAATCAGACGGAAGCCTTGACGGAGTATCTAACTTCGCAAGGAAATGGGGTTGGTATCAATCAATTTATGGGCTCTCTCAGGGAGATATTACAAGATTTGAAAGTATCACTGAATTAAATGTACACTCTTGTTTTATGATGTTATCATTTATGAAAGAAAAAAACGAACTAGAAGCAAAACAAATTAAAAAGAAATTTAAATGAGCAATCAAGGTGTAAGAGGGTTTTATCAATTAACTCAAACTATTAAAACAGCATTACTACAAGACATTAATTGTAACACAGTAACAACAGGAAACATTTCAGATGTTAATCTAAACAAACAAGATATCTTTCCGTTAGGTCATATAATAATTAATAGCGTTACAGATGAGGAACAAGTTTTAAGATTTAATATAAGCGTACTTGCTATGGATATCGTTGACCAATCAAAAGAAGCTACTATTGATAGATTCAAAGGCAACAATAACGAGCAGGACATTTTAAATACGCAATTAGCAGTCTTAAACAAACTCATACAAAAATTAAGAATGGGCGACCTTCATACTAGTATGTATCAATTAGATAGTGTTCCAAACTTAGTTCCTTTTTATGATAGGTTTGAAAATCAGTTAGCAGGTTGGACTGCAAATATGGATGTTTTAATATATAACGATATATACATTTGCTAATGGTTTACGCTAATTTAGAAGACATAATAGACAAGTACGCTAAGTATGTTATACAACAAGCTAGAACAAATCTAACAAAAGATGACAAAGGTGGTGGCTCGTTATATAATTCATTAGGTTATGAACTTGATGTTGAGATAGATGCTTTTTTACTACAATTCCAAATGGATGATTACGGAGTTTTTGTTGATAAAGGAGTTAGAGGTAAAGACCCAACAAAGTTATCTCCCAACGCTAGACTCACAGGTCAACAAGCACCGAACTCGCCTTTTAGATTTGGTTCTGGAAATTATGCAGGAACTTGGAAAACATTCTTAGCAAAAATAGAAAGTTGGGCTAAAAGTAAAAACGTAAGATTCAGAGAACAAAAAGGTAGTTCTAAGGGTGGTCAATTTAAAGCAGGTAACTACAAAAGCATAGCATACGTTATCGCTAATAACATATACAATAGAGGTTTGAAAACTACAAACTTTTTTACGACACCATTTGAAAGGGCTCAACAAAGATTAGGAGATGATTTGTTAGATGCTTTTATTTTAGATGTAGAGAAACAAATAATATACGGAGAAAACTAAACACAATGGCAAATATAGCATTAAGAAACCCACAGTACAAATTCATAGCAATACCATCTTCAGGGGTGTTATCAGCTAAGTGTACAATCACAATCGGTGGAACATTAAGATACACACTAATTAAAAACGTAAGCCCAAATACAGGCTGCAACTTTGATATATCAGAACTCGCTAGAGATTATCTTGATATAACATATTCAACAAGCTATACAATAGATTACATTGATATTGTTACAGTAGTTACAACTCATCCTAGTTTAAATGGAATAGGAACAGCAGTTGCTACAAACACTTATACCGATAAAGGATATGAGGCGTTTGGGTATTATACAGAAAACTCAAACCCTACTGTTCCTTTTACAAGTGGCGCACAATTTCTTATAGCACCTCAAGATGCTCATAGTTCTTTGAGATGGCAGATATATGTACCTTATGGTGTTGCAGGTTATGTAGGATATACTAATTCAACAGGTATATTTTCAATGAGTTCATATAGCACAACAGATACTACCGCATCAGGTCAGGGTAATATATGCACTATTAACAGAATAGATTGTACTAAATATGGAGATGGTAGAAAGATTACATTTATAAATAGATATGGCGTTCAGCAAGATTTATGGTTCTTTTTAAAAAGAGTAAAAACTATGAACACAACAAACGAGAAATATCAATCAAACACTATTGAGTACCCTAATGATGAATACGCTGATTACAACAAATCAAATGCACCGACTAAACTATTCAATACTCAAGCAAAACAAATACACAAATTAAGTTCAGGGTATTACCCAGAAACAGCTAATGACTTTTTTAAAGAACTTTTATTAAGTGAGTATGTATGGATGACAAGACCTAAAGAACAATCTAGTGCATCTGAAGAAACAATACCTGTTATAGTTAAAACATCTAATATGACATTTAAAACATCTTTGAATGATAGGCTAATAGAATATACAATAGAGTTTGAAGAAGCCTTTGATCTAATAAATAATATAAGATAAATGCAAAAACTGCAACTATATATAGGAACAGAACGAGTTGATTTGTTTAAAGATGAAACTGTATCATTTACACAAACCATACAAAATGTAAAAGATATTAAAAAGATATTTACCGAGTTTTCTAAAACATTCTCATTACCTGCTTCTAAAGTAAACAACAAAATATTCAAACACTATTATAATTTTAATATTGATGGAGGTTTTGATGCTAGAAATAAAGTTGCAGGAAGTATTGAATTGAACACAATACCTTTCAAAGAGGGGTTTATCAAATTAGAAGGGGTTGATTTAAAAAACAATGTTGCTCACACATATCGTATTACATTTTTTGGAAATACTATTAACTTAGTTGATGTATTAGGAGATGACCAATTATCTGCTTTACCTCAACTTTCAGCTTATAATGTTAGCGCATACAACGAAACAGATGTTAAAAATAAAATGACTGCTAACTTAACTGACAGTACGAACATTTGTGTTCCTTTGATTACTCATACTCAAAGGTTATTTTATAATTCTGCTTCTGCCTTTCATAACGAAGACGGAAATCTTTTTTATCATAATGGAGGTACTACAAATGGCGTTAAATGGAATCAACTAAAATACGCTTTACGATTACAAGCTATAATAGATGCGATAGAAGCACAATATTCTGAAATAACATTTTCAAATGATTTCTTTAATAATACAACTAATAAAGAATTTCATAATTTATGGATGTGGTTACATAGGAAAAAAGGTAGTGTTGAGCCAACTCAACAGACATCTTTGGTGTATAATCAAGTCACAGACTATGGAACACAAACAGGTAACACAGGTTTTAGTAATGAGATATTTGGTTTTATCGAAATCATTACACCGACATCTCCAACACAAATTATAGAAACAAAATTAACAATGACACCAACTAGTAATAGTGTGGTGTATAACGTACAGATTTTTAAAGACAGTAGTTTATATGATTCACACTTAAATCAACAGGGTCCCTTAGTTTTGTATGATACAAGTTCAACACAACTAACAGGAGGTATATATTCAATACAGATTGCAACTCTTGACACCAATGGTGTGTCGTTTACAGCAGGTAATATAAAATGGGAATTATCATTTGGTGTATTAGGTCAAGGTGGTGGTGGTGGAACTGATACTTATAAAAACGCAAATACAGTATCTTCTAGTGCAACTTTACCTTTTACAATCGTAGAACAAATACCTGAAATGAAAATTATAGATTTCTTGACTTCATTATTTCAAATGTTCAATCTAACAGCTTTTATAGATAATTCAGGGGTAATAGTAGTTAAAACTCTAGACAGTTTTTATGCTTCAGGTTCATCAGAACCTATTGTGATAGATAAATACCTAGACACTAAAAAGCAAACATCAAATGTAGCTTTACCTTTTAAAGAAATAAGATATGCTTATAAAGGTCTCGGAACTTTTTTAGCTAAACAATTTAATCAATTACAAAATAGAAGTTGGGGTACGTTAAAATATAATGACAATCAAAGCACAACTTTTGATGCACCTAACAATGTATATACTATTGAAATACCATTTGAACACCTATTATATGAAAGGTTTATTGATGGAAGTAATGGTGCTAACAAAACCCCTCAATATGGTTATTTTGTAGATGACAATAGAGAATCATATTACGGATTACCACTTATATTTTATGCAATAGAAATTAGTAACGGAGATAATATTGCTTTAAATGATGCTGAAACACCTCCTTCAACACAAGCTATAAATGATTATATAATACCATCTAATAGTTTAGAAGTTGGAACAAGTAATGAAAGAAATATAAATTTTAATGCTGAGGTAAATGAATATGATGGTAATGAATTTACAAGAACTTTGTTTAATAATAATTACAGCACATACATAAACAACGTATTTAATGCAGGTAGAAGACTTGTTAAAGTTGATGCAGTTTTACCACAAAAGATATTTCATAATTTACAATTAAACGACTTAATACAAATAAGACAACAGAACTATCAAATTAATTCTATTACTACAAATCTAACAAATGGTAAAAGTCAATTAGAATTATTAAATGTAGGAACTCCTTATTTTAGGACAATATCAAATATAACATATCAAGGAACAGGTGGAGGAATTTTATATTATAATTATTCTATCGGTACAGCACCTAGTATATCAATAGGAGATACAATGTTTACTAATCAAACATTAACAACAACAGCAAGTTCTGGAACATATTTTCAAGTAGGTTCAACTTCAGATGATACAGTTTGTCAAAGTAGTTCTTATGTTATGTCTATGACTTTAGATGCTAACGGAATAGTAACTAATATTGTATGTGGACAACCTTAAAATAAAATTATGATAAAAAATATATTAGACTTATTAGCATTAGCAAATGGCGAAACTGAAAACATCAGAATAGCACAAGGTAAATATGCACTTCCTAAAGATTTAAAAAGTGGATATAAAAAACTTAAAAACAATATCAAATGGCTACGACAGTAAAAGAATACGATTTAAAAATATCAACTAAACAGGCACAAGCGAATATTGATGAACTTAATAAATCGTTAGAGTTACAAGAAACCTTAATAGAAGATATTGAAAAAGAACTTAGGGAATATCAAAAGGACTTAAACAAAACCTCTGCTACAGACTTAGCAAGGCGTAAAGACCTAAACGATAAAATTAAACAAACTAAGGAAAGATTAACAGATGAAAAGATTGCTTTAAAACAAGTTAATAAAGACAGAAAGAAAGCAAACGAAGTAATGAAAGAAGCAGAAGAAAACGCTGCTGATTATTCAGGTGCCTTAGGTTTAATAGACCAAAAAACTGGTGGAGTAATATCAGGCTTCAAAGGTATGAAGGAAGGTCTTGGTGGTGTTAATAAAGGTTTCAAAACAATGCGAGGTGCTATTATAGCAACAGGTATCGGTGCGTTAGTTTTAGTATTGTCATCATTAGCAGCAGCATTTACTAGTTCAGAAGAAGGGCAAAACAAATGGTCTAAAGCATTAGGTATGGTTGGTGCAGTTGTTGGTGCATTTACAGATAAATTAGCTGACTTAGGGTTATTACTTATTGATGTATTTACTAACCCTCTTGATTCGCTTAAGAGTTTTGGTCAATCAATACAAAACTTTGTAATGGATAAGGTTGCCAAAGTTACTGAAGGTCTGGGTCTTATGGGTAGTGCTATCAGTAAAGTGTTTTCAGGAGATTTTTCAGGAGCATTTGAAGATGCGACAAAAGGAGTTGTAGCATTAAACAGAGGATTAAATCCTGTTGTTATAGTAACTGAATCATTAGTAGAAGGAACTAAAAAATTAGTATCAAGTACAAAAAGTCTAGTCAAAGAAATGCTTGAAGAAGCAAAAATTGCAGGACAAATAGCTGACCAAAGAGCAAAAGCAGATAAACTAGATAGACAAATTATAGTTGACAGAGCAAAGGCTAATAGAGATAGAGCAGATTTATTAGAAAAAGCAGTTGACAAAGAGAAGTTTACAGTTGAAGAAAGAATACAATTTTTAAAAGATGCAGGTGCATTAGAAGATGAAATCACTAATAAAGAAATAACTGCTGCTCAATTAAGGTTAGATGCAAAAGTTGCTGAAAATGCACTAGGTAAATCAACTAAAGAAGACTTAGAAGAAGAAGCTAATTTAAGAGCAAACCTTATTAACTTAGAAACTGCCAAACTTACTAAAGCAAAAGAGGTTACATCACAAATAATAGCATTAAATGCTGAGGCTAAGATGATACAAGACCAAGCCGATGCTGATGAGAAACAAAAAATACTAGACCTTGATGCTTTAAAGAAACAAATCAGAGATGCAGAAGCAGTTACAGAAGATGAACGTAGAGCCTTAGAAATACAAAAGACAATAGAGCATTACGATGAACTTATTAGACTTGCAAAAGAACAAGGGCTAGCAACAGAACAATTAGAAAAAGCTAAAAACAACGCTTTAAGTAAGTTTAATAAAGAAAACGCTGAAAACTCTGTTAAATGGGAAGATATGACATCTAAAGAAAAACTAGGTATCGCTAGTGACACCTTAGGTAATATGGCAACTATATTAGGAGAGGAATCAGCAGCAGGTAAAGCAATGGCTATTGGTCAGGCAACGATAAGTACTTTCCAGTCTGCACAAGATTCTTATAAATCTATGGCAGGTATACCAATTATCGGACCAGTCTTAGGGGGGATAGCAGCAGCAGCAGCAGTAGTTTCAGGTATGGCTCAAGTTAAAGCCATTCAACAAACAAAACTACCAACTCTTGCAGGTAAAACACCACCTTCAGTTAGTGGTTCAGTTCCTTCAGCACCTGCACAAGCTACACCACCTTCATTTAATATTGTCGGTGCAAGTGATACAAATCAATTAGCAGATGTTATAGGGCAACAAGAACAACAACCTGTACAAGCGTTTGTAGTAGCTAGTGAAGTAACAACAGCACAAGCACTAGAAAGAAACACAGTTGAAGGTGCAACGATAGGATAAATACAAAATTAAATTTTTAATACGTTATATAATTATGAAAATAATAGAACTAATTTTAGATGAAGACCAAGAAGAAACAGGCATAGATGCCATTTCTATTGTAGAAAGTCCTGCTATTGAATCAGATTTTGTGGCTTTAAAATCACAAGAAATGAAATTAGCAGAGGTCGATAAAGACAAGAAACTACTTTTAGGTGCATTACTTATTCCAAACAAACCTATCTTCAGAAATGGAGATGAGGGCGATTATTATATTTTCTTTTCAAAAGATACTGTAATGAAAGCATCACAAATGTATCTTAAAAACGGATATCAAAGTAATTCAACCCTAGAACACAAAGAATCATTAGATGGTTTAACGCTTGTTGAAAGTTGGTTAGTTGAAGATAAGGTACACGACAAATCTAGGAAATATGGAATGGATGTTCCATTAGGAACTTGGATGGGTTCAGTAAAAGTGAATAATGATGAAATATGGAAAGAATATGTTAAAACAGGTAAAGTTAAGGGTTTTTCTATTGAGGGTTACTTTGCAGACAAAATGGAACGACCTAAAGAATCGGTCAAAGAAGATATGTCAAAAGATAAAGAATTACTTGATAAAATAAAAGACATCCTTACAAATGAATAAACGCAGCACAAACAATAAAAGGTTTATACCTAGCAGGACAAGTCCAACGGGAAGTTCAAGAGCCTGTTTATGTTGGGATAAAAATACATACTCTATTGAGTGTTGTGATGGTTCTATACACGCACAAGGCATTGGCGTTATAACAAGAACATAATGAAAATGCAAAATCAATTTAATTAATCGTTATATATATAATTATGAAATCAACTGAAATGTTAAACAAAATCAAAACACTTCTAAATGTCGAGGTCAAACTTGAAGATATGAAGTTAGAAAATGGCACAGTCGTTAGTGCTGAATCATTTGAAAAAGGAAAAGAAATCTTTATTAAAACAGATGATGAAAAAGTAGCAATGCCTGTTGGCGAATATTTACTAGAAGATGGTAGATTAGTAGTTGTAGAGGAAGAAGGTATTATTGGAGACGTTAGAGAAGTTTCTGATGAAGTTCCTCAAAAAGAAGGTGATGATGGAAAAGAAATCACAGAAGATTTAAAAGAGGAAGATGAATACGAAGAAGATGATAAGGAAAAGAAAATGGCTGATGTGGGAGATTGGGAAGGAATGGAAAAAAGAATCCAAAACCTAGAAGATGCTATCGCTGATTTAAAATCTGACAAAGAAAGTAAAATGGGAGATGATAAGGAAGAAGAAATGTCAACTGATTCAAAGCCTTTGAAATCAAGAACTGTGAAAGAAGAATTTTCTAAAGAAGAATTATCTGAAGCAGCAGTTAAACCAATTAAGCATAACCCTGAATCAGTGAGCAAAAAAACAAATAAAGTAGAGTTTGCAAAAGGCAAATTTAACACTACTTTAGACAGAGTATTAAATAAATTAAATAAATAATATAAAAAAATGAGCACATTTAACTTTTTATCAAATGATGTGGAACGTAATCAAGTTTCGCAAAAAACATTATCCGCATCAGTTTCTGTACCTGCAGGAGATGCTGGTATTGACCATAATATTGCAACAGATGCTTTAGTTGTAAGTTTACCGAAAATTCATTCAGGAAATTTAGGAATGACTTTCTTATTTAGAAACTCAGGAGCAGATGGAAATAACATTATCACACTAAGCCCTCATTCAACTGATGGTTTTAATGGTAGTATTGCAAACGCTTCTGCAGATTCAGTAGCAAGTGGAGTTGTAAATAAAGATTGGATTAACACAAAAGCAACAGCAAATAAAGGAGACTATGTTGTAATCAGAGCAGTAGCATTAACACAATGGTACATAATCGGTGGTGTTGGAATCTGGGCATCAGAATCATAATAAATTAATATAATAAAATAAAAAAAATGAGTAATTTAAAAAACGTACAATTAGCTACTGCTACTAATATAACTACTACTTATGCAGGTGAATTTGCAGGTGAGTACATTGCAGCAGCTTTATTGAGTGCATCAACAATCGATGATGGTGGACTAACAGTTAAAGCAAACATCGCTTTTAAAGAAGTAATCAAAAAGTTAGCAACAGGCGCATTAGTAAGCCCAGCTTCTTGTGATTTTAACCCTAACTCATCAGTAACACTTACTGAAAGAATTATACAACCAGTTGAGTTACAAGTTAACCTACAATTATGTAAGTATGACTTTGTTAACGATTGGGAAGCACAACAAATGGGGTATGGATTAAATCAATCTTTACCACCAAAATTCTCTGACTTTATGATTGCTCACGTAGCAGCAGAAGTAGCACAAAATACAGAGTTCTGTATATGGCAAGGAGATACAGCAGCAGCTTCAAACAATTCTTTTGATGGTTTTGAAAAACTTATCGCAGCATCAGCAGCAGCAGGGGATATTCCAGCAGGTCAGCAAGTAGCAGCAGTAGGTGGTGGATTAAGCGCAGCAAACATTATTGCTGAATTATCTAAAGTTGTTGACGCAATTCCTGCTTCACTATACGGAAAAGAAGATTTATTCTTATACATTCCAAGTAGCGCAGCTAAATTTTATGTTCAGGCATTAGGTGGTTTCGCATCACAAGGACTAGGAGCAAATGGTGTTAACGCACAAGGAACACAATGGTGGAACAATGGTTCACTAACTGTAAATGGTGTGAAGATATTTGTTTGTCCTGGTATGTCAAGTAACAAGATGTATGCAGCACAAAGAAGCAACCTATATTTCGGTACAGGTTTATTAAACGACACAAATTCTGTGAAAGTTTTAGATATGGCTGACTT